TCCGGGCAGTCAACCGTCTTTCCGATTTGTCATAACTCCGTTACAATCGAGTTTCCACACAACAACCGTTCACGGAGTGAAAAATGTCCAAATTAGAACTAACCGATTTCCAAATCCTGCAACTGGCCGCAACATTGGCCGTATCGCCCGATAATTCGCCCGATAAAGCCGTTGAACGCATGTTCGAATACTCCGACCTGATACGGATAGAACTTGGCGATACCGAACTGGCAGAAGCCAAGAAAACCGAGGAGGCGGGGGAACTGGCCAACCGACTCGCATTGTTTAGAAAACTAAGCCGCTAGTTCGGTTGAGTTTCAAAAACTCCACCTGAAGCGCTAAAGCCGTTGTTTCTAAGTCTTTCTCGAAGCCTTTTTTCGCCATTTCCAACAAAGCCTTTTTGATTGCCGCCTTGTCTTTCTTTGACAGGCGGTTTTTATCTTGCTTCTTCATTTTTTTCCTTTCTGCTAAACAATTCAATCTGAAGGGAACTTTTTGATCTCATAAGAAGTTACTTTCCCATCTTTCTCCTCAATATAAATTTCTCGTTTATATTTCAGAGCTTTACATATTGCGGACTGTGTAACGCCAAGCAACTCAGCTACTTTTGCTTGCCCATTTTTACTTGCATATTCCAGCAATGTGGTTTTCGCCATAAATACCTCCTATACATGAATTATAACCGCTCGTAATTTTAAATGCAATACTTGCGGTAATTATGTTTTATATAAAACTTCCAGTAATATTATT